GCCCAGGTACGTCAGCCCGCCGGGATCTAGTCGCATCAATGGCCCTATGCAAATGGGGCCATTGAGAAACCATTTCCCGAACGAGCTGATTCGAGACACGGTCGGATGCGTCACTAAGATCTAGTGTCGCAGTTCTGCCATCAGCAGAACCTTGACGCGCCATCTCCTGGTTAGGAGTTTGGTTGTCAAAGCCGATTAGCCTTTGCAGGAGGTTATCCCTGGAAAAGGCCGAGGAGAAACAGCGAAGAAGAGCCTGTTGGGTGAACATCATCCAACTAGGCTCCATCGCTATTATCCTAGGTGCCTTGAGTGTCTTAGGCACAGAAATGACCTTCACAGGCATTTCTGCACCGGGTTCGAGGATGTCCACTTGATCCAATTCATCAGTAAAATGATAATTGGGAATCAAGTACTCATATGAGGGGAAGACCCCATCGAGTCGACTGGTCCAAGTCCGCATCCGATACTTACCATTGCTGGTAAGACCATCGGCAACGGAGCCAGGGCCATGCTTTGGCAGCATTTCTCCATAATAGACATCTCTGTCCATTTGGGTAAAAATGCCACGAAAAAGCACACTTGACATTCTACGGAAATCATCCAAATCTTCCTGGGTGAGATCCATGTCGAGTGATCGGACATCCTGCTCACACTCGACGTAATTCTGCATCGCTTGAGCTTCTCGTACTTGCGTACAAGGAAGCTCAATCTTGCCAAACATCAGCGTAAGCTGGCGTATGGCAATGATTGCATCGATGCATGGTTCGTCGAGCAACACACCAGTGTCTCGGTCGAACACACGGGAGATGAAACCTCCTAGAAATAGGGGGAGACATCCCCTTCCATTCGTAAAGGAAGGGTGGATCCCGACCTGACGAAGGTCAATCCCTTTTTGGAGAGACTTTCCAAAGTCAGGTAGGGTTATCGTAAGAAACGATAACCCCTCATGTTCGAACCGCCTGCGAACAGTATTAATGTCCGCAGTGGCGCTAGTGCTGCATCGGGCAGCCGATTCCTCAGCTACCGATGACCAGAGTGACATCAGGCTTTTCAACTGTCCTCCTCATTTGAGGTTGCAGTTCCTTAGCCTAGTGCACTCAATCATGTGAGCAATGACTAGCAACGCTAGTCATTCACTATTCTATAGTGCTCCTACTCACATGAACCACAGGAATGCCTTGGTAGGCATCCAGATGAAGGCACCAGAGATACACTATCTCATGGCGGTCCGAATAAACGAATACTGACACAGGTACGACCCATCTGAAGTAATCAGATGCGGAAGACATGTATCAGGAACTCGTTCACGGACGCATGGAACAGATCAAGGATCATTACTATCAACAAGACAACTTTATAGTTGATCTTGAGATAGATAGTGAAACCTTCACTGTCCATGTCCAACCTCTGGTTCTGAGGGCCTAACCCTATCTTCGAAGAGTCTCCTTCCGGAGGCTCGATGAAGGCAGTTATAGGACCCTCAGGTCCTCTACGACTCACCACCGAGGAGTCTGGTGATGAGGGCATCCGTTGAGGCTGAGTACATGGCTTTAAAGCCAGCGTACACAGCCAGCTGTTCCGCAGCCGTATAACCCGCCACGGGAACATCAAAGACGATGTAGTTACTCATCGACACTTTGACGTTTTCCGTAGGGCGGAACGGATCCGGAGCCAGCTTCGAATGGTTGACCCGAAGCAAGTGCCTGTAACGCTTCCCGCTATCGTGGGAAGCTTGCACTTGCACCAGACCATCAGCACTCTGGTAAATCGACTCATCCTGCATCGTGGAAACACGAGGCATAGAGATGGTCGAGCCAGAGATGGTGATAGATAGGGGATCACTGAATGCCATAGGCATCACTCCTAGGACTCGGGTCACGAGCCCCAATGGCTCGGACACAGTGGGCTAACTACTGCTAGCGGCGGGTCAAACCCAACGCAGCAGCAATGGCCAACTGGCGAGGACTAAGTCCAGACCAGGTAAGGCCAAAACCAAACGGTGTTGCCCTTTCTCTCCTCTTGGTTTCCACGCAAGAGAAGATAGGGGTAATACCAGCGACCCTCACCGCGTTAAACGGTAAGGTATCTTTGTCGTTGGTAATATAGTATGTGTCTCTCATGAGGCTATGCTCCATGATATACCCATACTTCAACACCAGACCATCGTTGGACCAATCTGAGAGATTCGAAATGACATCTCCAGCATTGGAAAACCAATCGATAGCCCACGACCACGGGGCAGCGTTCCATAAGACCTCTGGTGTAAGGTCAAAACCCGTTAGGGTTTGAGCCTTACGAGCCGCACTTAACAATGCATTCCGACTGTGATAGCCGGTAGGCAAATGGTAAGTAAAGGCACCGGAAAACCAAGTCCGTCT